GTCGAGAAGCAAAAGTGCGTAGCGATTGCGACGCCCTACCCGTCACGCGAAACATTTTGCGACACGTGCCTTTTCGAACGCTGGATAAATCCGCCCGGCTGATCGTGCGCGGTACGCCGGGAATGGTGCTTATGGCAATAAGACCGCAAATTAATAAAATCATTCGTTCCGCCGTCCACAAGTGCCACGATATGATCCACATCAGTAGCAGGGTGGGGGGGGCATCCCTTAATCACACACCACGGGTTAGCTTTGAGATAGGCGGCTCTTATTATTTGCCATGCCGCATCATAGCCACGCTGGGCAGAGTTTGGTCGTGTATCCTTGGGTCGCATGAGTCGGGTATGCTTCGCGCAGTAGCGCGCTGGGCTGTACACTAACTCAGGACAGCCAATCATGGGGCAGACTTTTAGAACTCTAGCAGCCAATGGGGGCACTCCTATACAAAATTCCATTCCACCATGAATGTTTCCTTATTTTCTTTCGAGGCAACATGGGGGGCGCGTCTCACAGTTCAACTCCTGAGGGCAGGGTCATCTTTTGGGGCACAGGCGAGAGGGCGGAGAAGAGGCGGGAGATAGCATGGTTTACTACAATCACACCTTACTAAGGTATGCAATCTGCGCCGCCGTCAGTGCCTTTGACCAAACTGCACAATGGGCGACCCACCCAATCCACGTACCTCCTACCCCACTATTGCTATCTGCCCCAATAATTTCCCGTTGTCCGGTCAGGATACCGTTCCATGCTTCCGCATCTGCGTCAGCGCCAAACTGTGTACCATTGAAGTAGAACCTGCATTTATTGTTCGACACAGACCAGGTAGTAGCAACAAAAAACCAATCCAATGGACTGGGAACGATAAATGTATCAACCATTGCTAAACTCCTTAGTTCTCAGGCCCCGGGCCTGTGTATCCTTTTGTTCGCGCCCAGGTAGTAATCAAATGCGCCCAATCGGCAGCAGGCGGAACAGGCGCGCCCACGAATGCGGCAAGTGTTTCAATTGTTCCATTCCAGGCCAGGATATCCACGCATGTCTCATCACATCCAGGCAGGATCAGCCGGTCGCCGGTTATTTGCCACATGCGGCATGGACCGGGCGCTGCACCAGGGTTCCAGGTCATGTTATACATGATTTGCTTGAGCTTCTCCCAAGTCCAATGTTCGCGGGAGGGCGGATAGACGATGAGTGGATAGCGGGCATAGACATATTCTTTATTCTTGGGCCACGTGGCAAGGTAAGACTCAAACCATTTGCCGGTATAGATCATGTCCTTCCATCGCCGCGTGGCAAGCGCCAGGAAACTATCGACTTGCCTGGAATATTCCGCAGGTGAATATCCATTCTTGCGCACTTCGATGTCCACCATCAGAGCGGTGGCATCAGCGGGCATGTGGGTGGAAAGCCAGGCGAAATTGGTTTCGCCAGAATACCATGGCGAGTAGACATAATAAGGCCAGTGGATAAATGGCTGAGCCTGCGCCCATTGAGCGGCGAAGTTTTTATCCAGATGATTTTCGGCGTTCATGTCATTTAGGCGGACAATCATAAATTCCACGCCTTTCGACTTAAGTACCGCTTCGTCGATGACCGGATGGCCTTCCCACACGTCCACGCCAAGAATATAGTTCACACTTTTTCCCGTTCCGAGAGCCTCTCACGCACAAAAGCATCTTGAGCAAGAGATTGGTCATTGTGAGTATCCATGCGACCGGTTATCCCTTCAAGAGACTTCTGGAAGGACTTATCTCGCAGTTCCATAAACGCGATGAAGGTATCCATCAATGCCTTGGTACTTTTCGCTTGGTCACGCATGAGCAAAATTACAGCCCCGGCGAATACCAGCACGACGGGGATTTGTGCAGCGAGTGTTTCCCAACCTGCACCGGTCAAGGTAACTGCGCCTTAAAAGGCCTGACCAGCGTCACGTATGTACCGGCCAGGCCCACAAGCGCGCCAATTACGATAGCGACGAGCTGTTGAAGGCCGCCCTGTGAACAGGTCACGCCCAACTCGGTGAACCAGCCCGCGCAGGACAGGCCGTAAATAGCGAGGGCGGCCAGTACGGTAACGCCTGCCGTAATGCCGCCCTTCACCTCGGATGCCTGCTTTTCAAACCAGGTTTTCAAACCTGGGAGATACGCAAATAACAGGGATATCAACACACCAACCAAAGTTGCAAGTTTATCTGAAGTCATGGGAAGCCTCCGTATTTTTCGCCCCTGGTCGCCTGAAACACAAAAGCGACCAGGAAATGTATCCTGGCCGCTTCACGGCTCATCGATAAGATTATTGTAACATCGATTCACTTTAAAGTAAACTAAGTATAACCCTCGCCAGCCGCGCCGTGGTATAATTCATGAATTCGCAGACAAGACCTCAAGCCCAATAAAAGCCCCGGCGTAAAGCTGGGGCTTTTATGTCCTTGCCGTGCCATTCCTTGCCGCGCCCCGCTGTGCCCCGCCGAGCATTGCCCGGCCCGGCAGTGCCTCGCACCGCCTGACGACGCCGCGCCTTGCCTGACCCGGCCCCTCCTAGCCGTGCCCGGCCACGCCCTAATATTCAAACTTCGTCACTTCATAACGCCCGAAAAAAGGGCGGAATGTTCCCATACCTAGAATACCGCCCATCGTTATAGCCTGGCGAAGGTTCTCCAGCGTGCAATATTTGTTTTCCTGATATTCAAACTCAAATGATAGATACCAGGGTAATGCCAGCAATGGGCGCTCTTTCGGGTTCGGTATTCCTTTTGCTAAACGTGCAACGGCTTTATGCACGCTAATTTGCTTATTCCAGTCTTTGAAGAAAATCGGCCCGTTGTCATCCATAATGGGAATTTCAAATGGGGTGATATTACAGTAAGACGAAATTCCCAGGGCAATCGTTTTACCATTCTTCCCGAAGAATTGACGGCAAACACTTTTACCGTTCTCGGCTGCCAGCAATGAAAGGACGTTGATCGCGGGCATGATCAGTTGGCGATCTTCGGTCAGATACATTTTCTCCGCTATTGGAAGTTGGGTGGAATTGTCCCCGGCATATCGGTCGAACATCATAGGGCGAATTCCCTTGCATTGAACCTTGATGTGATAAAAATCGGTGTCCATCTATTATGATCCTTTCTAATGTGTCTGCATCTAATTTGAACCATTCGCCTTTTACGTGGTATTGCCAATAACGCCGATGTAATTCATCTTCGCGTAGTTGATCACCATCTAAGGTTGCGGTTACTGTTAGTTGATTAGCACATCCTATCTGAAGGGATGCTAAACGTTTTTCGATTGGCCTATCAGTAAAGCCTATCTTGTATAAATCTGTACCAGTTTCATTGATGATGTAGATCATCTAACCTTGCCTTGCCTTGCCCAGCCCGGCCCAGCCCAGCCCAGCCCAGCCCCGCCACGCCACGCCACGCCATTATAAAATATAATCCCGTCATCTTGCGTTTGCCAGTTCTTGTCACAGATACGGACGCTTCGCAAAATGACGGGACTTTATCGGCAAATAAAAAGCGCCGCGTATCTGTGACGGGGATATTATACCATTAAGCTCCTATGGATCAACCTTAGGTTTTATTGCGGGTACGAAATCGGTATTACGAAATTCTAAAATATGATGGTCTTTAATAATTAATTCGATGCAGCCCCATCCAGTTTGTATCTTCGCCAGGATGATCGCCGCCAGCTGCTCGCGCTGTTCCACTGGGAGCACGTGGGCGAGCTGGCTCCAACTGGTACACGGGTTAGGGGGTTGCATGCGGCTCCTTCGGTGGATGCCTTGCTCGTATGTCTGCTATCTCGGCCAGTAATGCTTCTGACTTGCGTTTGCATGCGTCCGGCTCGTTGGCATATATAATCAATTGCCCGGGCCGCGCCATCAACGCATCGTATCTTTGATGTTCGGCTTCCAGGACCTCCACGCGCTCGCGCTCGATGTCTGCCCGCGTCTCTCCGTTGTAATACTCGGATTTCTTGATAATTTCTTCAGCGAAAAATTGTTCTGCAAACATGGGGAACTTAGCTTCTAGCCTGCGCTCGAGGCGTAGTTTGCGTACACGCGCAAGGGTTTCGGTCTTCATGGGTATAAGCGGCGGCGCTATGTGGCGGATTGTCAAACCATAACCACCTCCCAAGCTACGCGGAAAATTGGCTATTTCGTCAGGTGGCTTGGATAAATACCCAATCACGAACATCTCAGCCAGTACACGCGGCCAACCATCCGGGCAAATGTAGCCATGTAATTCAATGGTATAGAGTGTTCCTGTGAGCTTAGGCATTTCACCTCCTGTTTAGCTGCCTCTCGATTAGTACCTGGTGTTTGATCTCGTCCCACGAAGGCCCGCCACCGCCTGATGCCACCTCCGCATTGTTTGCCTTCAACACCAGCCAAGCAACGAGTGTACCCACGCCCGCGCATGCGCCCACGGCGCAGAGGAGGGTCACGAGCAGGGACCTTAGGTCAGCCAGGGAACTCATCCCATACCCTCCCGTCCAATTCGGGATGTTTATTGAACTCGCCATTATCACCTTGCATTTGCTTCAGGAAAAACGGCACGCCCGCCTCTCTGCATTGATAGAGCAGCGATCGAAACCAGATCCTTGGTGCATGTCTCCGCTGCGGGCCGCTCTCGCACCCGGCGATAACCCAATTGATACCGGGGTTGTAATCATGCCCCAATCCCTCATCAATATGATGAAAATGCCCATACAAATCCACCGGCCCCAGCATGGGCTCCACACTCACAAACCGCACTGCCGCGGGCGTTTTCAGCAACCAGGGGATGCGCTCATCCGCGGTCTGCTGGTTCTCCACGGATACACCAAGCCAGACATTGGGCCAGCCCTGCCCCCAATCCCGAGGCAGCATGGCCTCGATATTCTGAGGCCGTTTTGTCAATATCTGGTAGGTCAGATGCGGCGTTTTACGTATAATTTCCCAGGCATCATCCAACCAATAAGTGGGCACGGCGGGATGAAAGAAGTCGCTCCACGAGTTTATAAATACACGAGCTGGTTCTTTCCAGCGAAGCGGGGCATTAAAATCTTTTGACCGAGTAAGTTTACTAAAATCCTTACCGAACCGTTTCATATCCCTTTCGGCATAGCAATTTTTGCAGCCGGACGAAATTTTAGTGCATCCATACCAAAAATTGTGTGTATGATCTGTCCAAGAAATTCCAGTAGTTTTTCCCATTGAAGATTTCCTTATTTATATTGACTCACATTTGTGCTTGCGAATATCACCACCACGATCCAGGCGATGAATACCGGAAGCAGCAAAGCAACAAATATTGCCATTGGCAACCACGGCGACAAGGCGGTTAGTTTAAGTAAACGCAATACTACCAGGATGGCCGTTGCCACGCAAATACCGAGGAAACAAAATGCTGTAAAGAGATTTTTGCCGGTCATCTTTTCTCCTATTACGACAAATACTCTTGGATCCACTCGTTGTCCGGCCATACTTTCACAGCCTTTTCCATCATCTGGGAGAAAAACTCTAACAACTGTTCTGGGCTTTCAAAGCGAACGCCGAAAGTGCTGACACCGACAACAGGCGAATCTATCTTGAACACGGCCACTACATGGTCTTTCATCGCATGAAATGTAACCGGCAAATGAACCACCTCAGGAATGCGCGGCTTCATTGTCTGCCTCTTTCTTTTCTTGTTATTTTCAAACAGTTTTCTTTCCTTCTATTGCAACAGGCGGCTGTGTAACACCACTCATGACCCATAACCAAACTTTACCGAATATAAATATTGATAATCGCTCTTTTAGGTTGGGTTTCCAGCAAGAAATGCAATATCGACCATCAGTAAAAACTGGCAACGATCCACAATCAAGATCGCTCATGCCTTCTGGTTTCAATAGGTCTTTATTCGCTTCCATGAAACGGATAGGTTTCATCGTCTACGCTTTTTCTTCTTATCCTGCTCGAAGCGCTGCGCACCGAGCTTGTTGGCGGCCTTACGCAGTTCTGTGGCCAGGTCACGCGCCTGGTTCGAAGTCAAGGTAAGCGTTCCTTTACCTATGGTTAACTGTATAGTTCCGCTGTCAATATCTTCCGCCACGGTTACCCTGACCGGGAAAAGCTCCGCCTTTACCTTGCGCAGTTCCGCTAGCTCATCCGGGTATTGTTTCAAAACTTCATTGTGCTGTAATTCTTCCATCTTATTTTCCTTTTTCTGCCACGGCTCTCACGGTGGCCTGGTTGCGCCGATCCTGGTCGCGTAAGGTATCCGAGACCAACAGGGCGTATTCACGGCGCAGCTTGTCCAGCATGCGCTGAAGATGGTCAGATTTGTTGTTGGCGAATCGGAGTTCATCCAGGATAAACGCGTAGGCGTCAAATGTATCGGTGTCGCCCTGGTCGTGAACCAGATTGCGAAGCGTGCGGGCAGCGGCATCATGCGTGAGCTGTATGGAGGTCATGGCGTGCCATCGGTTCCATAAATATTACCTTCCCATACGCCCTCATCGGCCTTTTGCCACATTTTTGCGTATGGGCACGCGTAGACATGGGTACACATTTGCGGCTTTCCGTCCGTCACAATCTTCATCGGCGAATGCTGCTCATACCACGCGTAGGCGCGCTGCCCCTCATCCCGCAGCCAGATCGCCAGTCGCCCAAGCGCTTTCCAGAACTTTATTTGTAATCGTAACCGCATCATCCTGAACATTCCACACCTCCTACCTATTGCTCGACATCCCTCAGGATCATGGTGCTGCCGTGGCAACCCTGAACGCGGGTTTGCCACCTCGCAGAAAAACGCACTAGCTGCTGCACGAATTTATCAAAGACCGCCGCTAGGCGTACTTCGAGTCTCCACCACAGCTGCTCCGGGACGACCAAGATTTCATTGATGTGTAATGCAGTTTTACTCATAGCGACCTCCCTGTTATTGCTGATTTGATGTGTCCTGGACGAAAGGGTTCACGGCCGGGTCAAAGAAGTAGCCCGGGATCACAACGATGGTTACATTGTACGAACCGATGGAACGCAAGAACCCCATAGCCAAGCGTGCGCTTGAGGTTACCTCAGCCATCATAGCTCCAAGGACAGAAACTTCCTTGAACCCAGCGCCAGACAAAAAGGCCTTCATTTCGCCCACAGTCTTGATCTCGCTGGGGACGCCACCGAGTTCTCCGATAATTCTTTCGGAACTTACAATAGCGACGCGAGCGGTATCCAGAAAGGTGACCTGCCACGCGGTGACGCCGGCATTTGTAATGGGAGCGGCATAGACAGCCAAATCTTTGGCTGAGTTGTACACCATGAAGGCATCAGGAACCTTGTCCAGAACGGCGGCGATTGCCGCGACCTGCAGGGCGGTTGCATTGCCATTGGCGGTAAGATTCTTCGCCGCATCAAGAGCTTTCATATCAACCGCCTCGTGAGTGGCTTTCACCACCCCCGGTCTGGCATCCTTCAAGCCGCACGCACTCAGCAGCAAAGCAAATAGAAGTGTCACCATCACCATACGGGTTTTGTAATATTGGGGTTGCATGCTAAATCCTTTCTTGAATTTTATTGAGACATGCAAATTCGCCAAATAATCCAATGGCCTTTTCATTATAGACTTGCGCCGCAATAACAGGATCGTCGTATAGACCTATAAACATCTGTTTTTGGTTTTGAGTTATTTTGACTCTCCATTTCTTGAGTTGTCGATCCCAACTGACGCCTTTGTATTGGCCTGAATTATTTTTTTGTTTGATAATGTTTGCTTTATTCTGACTTGGAGTACAAAACCTCAAATTTGAACGCCGGTTAGCTAATTTATTATGATTGATGTGATCAACTTGAACTTTATGACCGCTAACTGTGGCTCCCAATATGACCCGATGCATTAAGGCTATTGTTCCTCGATCGTGTCTTTGGGCGTAACCATTATTAGTCACACACCATTTCCATTGGTTAATCCACTCATAATCTTCATCGTCAACCAGTGCCAATTTACCTTGAGTAAGTTCGATCTGTTTCATTAGTTCTGCCCAAATCGAATCGGCTCGAAAATTTTAGCGTGACATTCGCCACACATAGCTACCTTGTGGCCGGTTATCACCTGCTCGAAGCGCACGTCCATGCGCCACGCCCAGGCATGGCACAACTCGCAGCGCACCGGAATATGATCTACCAGCCATCCCAGGATGCTCCAAAACCAGGCGTTCATCTCACGCCTCCGTGCCAATCTTTTCTAGTTGTTCTGGTTTCAAAGCGACCAACGAACCTTTGGTGTACGACACATCCATCTTTAGCGGTAATGGCATTTGCGCGGCAGCCTTCGCGAGTGTTGTGGCCTGGCTATATAGCGAGTAATTCCATAAGCCATAACGCTGGATAATCTCACCAAATTCCTCGATATCGTGCGCTCGGATTGTCCAGCCGTTGCTGCCCATCGCGATATGGCACAATTCGTGATCGAGCAATGCCCGCCGTTGTTCGCTGGCCAACTTCGTCCATTTGTCCTCGGCAATTTCAATGATGATGTCTAACTCATCCTGCAAAAGTGGCTGGAGCTTAGTAGGAGCCTTGCTGGATTTCGCAAACACGGCTCTACCGCCAGATGATCCAGCTTCGTCCCGGAACACAAGCCCAATTTTGCAGGGACAGAGGGCATTATGGAATTCGGCGATCAGCTCCTCTACCAGGTGCAGCACTTCTTGGGTAACTTCCTTATACGTTGCCATCGTTAACTCCTTTACTATTCCATTATTCGCTCGTTTCCGGGTTGGTATTTATGTTCGCCTGCGCTTGGGGCGCAACTCGCATCGCTCGCCGTCTTGATGTCGGCGTGCCAGCATGCCACTTCGTAATCCAGTCGCCATCCGCCAACCTCCGGCAAAAACCTACTATGCACTTATTAATGCCCTTGCCGTTTATCTCGTTCACCCGCAACTGCCCAACCAGGTTTGGCGTGTGATAATCAAAGATCACATTAAAGACAATGGTTTTAGGCATGTCAATATTCCCATTCAGTTAATTTTCGCTTTTGTGTTAAAGAAGAGGAAGAATCAGAATCAAGAGGAAGAGGAGAGGAAGAGGATGTAACGGTTACACCCGTTACATCTAGTTCTTTTTTCTTTTCTTTTTCTCTTTGCCTGAATGCTCTTACACGCTCAGCGCTATCACTAAGTGCCTGCCGTTTCGCAAAGTTGACAATGAACCAACCACGTTCGTTCTCATCCACTATCCCGACTCGCTTCATCGCTAACAGCGCATCAGAGACTGGTTTCTCAGGAAGTCTCAAACGCCACGCAATATCACCCGCCGGTGCTAGTTGGCCGTTCTTGTCAAGTTCTTTGGCGAACAGTAAGCACAACATAAATATCCTAAACTGAAAATCGCTTATTTTGGCTATTTTGGTATCATCGAGGATCTCGATGTAGAGTTTTAGCCAATAACTCATTTCGCCGCCTGCGCCTCACGCAACTTCTCGCAGATGTCCAGGGCGGCGTGGCAGATGGCGAGAGGGGCGGTGGGCTGTACTGACAAAACCAGGGTATATGGTTTTCGTTTCCACAGTCGGCAACTCCATCCTTGAGAATATAACAATACAATTTGTAGTTCGCGCTTTTCCAGTTCCTCCACCACTAACCACGCCGCGGCAATGTCACCGCTGTAATCGGGGATAGGTATTACTGAAGTCCCATTAGTTTTGGGAGAAAGCACCTGTCGCCTCATTATCTCAACTGCCACACGTTTATTTAACTCTTGATCCATAATATTGCTCCAGGGTCATGATGTTAATTGGATCGATTTGCGTCATGTCCTTCTCGTACAATTTGCCATTTCGGATGCACCACACCAGGATGTGGATGCGCGTCATAGGATGTGTTGGTGATCGTCCGAGATAGAGACCGGGAACCAAATCGGAACTGGTCATCCAGCGTTTGTGCTTCCAAATGATCTTTGTCCTGCCGGGCACGAGGTCAGTCATCACGGCCATTTATTTCTTCCCTCGTGCTATCTGCCGCCCGGTATACATCAGGGTTGCGAAGAACAGAACGATGAGTAACGCGAATGCGCATGGATGGGCGATAATATCGTTCACTCCTTTTTCAGTCCCAATTCTACGGCCCGGTGGCAAGTCTGGGCGAACTCGAAAACTGCTTGTTGTAACGCCTTGACTCTCGGATCATCGCAATCCAAGACGTAAAAGTGGGCCAGATATTGGGCTGCAAATTGGGCATCTATCTTGACGTTCTTGCTACCGCACCATAATGGCCAGCAAGAAAATTCTAAGTTGGCCCTGCACAGGTCGGCCCCGTGCAGGTTGGCCCCGCTCAGGTCGGCCCCGCTCAGGTCGGCCCCGCGCAGGTCGGCCCCGCGCAGGTCGGCCCCGTGCAGGTTGGCATATACGCCGCCAGCCTCGCCAGCCAACCACTTTTTGTGGTTTTCCAGTACAAGTTTCAGTTCATCAGCGTCCACGTTCACTCCTTTTTTGTCGTGCCCACGGGCCGGGCAGCTCTGCCCGTGGGAAATTCAGTCAGTATTATTAGTGCTCCTTCGTCGGTAGTTTCGTAGCCGTATCCCGGAAGCTGGCCCAGGCTGCCCTTGCTGGTTGCCGCCAGTCCTCGCATACTCGCCGTTATCCGCCGCGTGATGTCGGAGCTATTTATCGTTGTAAATTGCCGTTTTCACGCACTGCGGCGACCGCGGCTCGGCCTAAGTTTCGAGCGGTACTTGCCGGTTACTCTATCCGGCGTCGGAGACTCATACGACAGCGGTTGTCTAGCGCGCTTTCCAGCGTCCAGGTGGTTTTACTGTTCTGCAACTCAAGCCCTATGCCTTTTCGTAATTAGCTACTTCAGCGGATGCCTGTGCACGGGTATTGTTATCCCGGCATTCACCGCGCCTACCGGGTGCGGTACTATCTGTGGAGTTGGGCGGAGTCGAACCGCCATCACGGATACATTCGGTGATCAAACCTGGTCTCTCCGTTTCGGTTGGAGGGGATCGGCCATCCCGTTAAACCACGTCGTCATCGACGTCACGTCCCGCCGCGTGCAGCCCCATAAGTTGTTAATTTGCCCATCCACAGCGCCCCGTCAAGGTCGAAGTAGTGCCAACGCTACTTGATAAAACGCACGCTCCTGGATATATCCGTATCCTCGGGCGCATCATGGGCTTGTCCTTGTCATGTGCCGGTTACACTATCCGGCTCGGCTTCTCAACCGATGTGGTGTGGCTCCTCCGTGTCTGCATGCTGGCTTCACCCACTCACACCCAGTGGTAACGACTCTATCAAGCACGGAGTTTCTTTTCTTGCCCATCCACACCATCTCGCCAGGTCATTTGCTAATCCCAGGAATATTTCATTATTCCCTCTCGGATGGTTTGATGGGCTTGTCCTGGTCACAGCCTGGTGCATGGTCGCCAGGCTGTCCTTCACGACACTGCCTAAGCCTGAGGGGTGTATGTCTCCCATCGTCGTGAAGATTGTAAGGTGCATTTCGCTACGCTCCGGGCGTAGTCATAGCTACCTGAGTAGCCTTGGGCGGAGGGCAAACCCACTGCCCTCCGCCTTGAAAGGAGACGGGCGTTGTCCGAGCGCCCCTCTTGCCGGACATACTGCGCCTATCCGGTTATCAGACTGAGTTGCTCAGCATCCGCGTCCGCCTCCGCCAGAGCCTGGGCGCGTGCCTCCAGAATGAGTTGAGCTGCCAGCAAGTTGTCGTTATAGCCAAGTCCGGCACGCTTGGCGCTGACATCAGCAATTTTATGTAATTCCTCGTTGGATAAATCGCCGTACCGCCTACCCTGATTGGTTCTGTCTTGCGCCTCGTCGAGTGACATCGGCTGGGAAGGAAACATTTCCTTCAGTGTCTCGTCACTCTCGATGATTGCTGCCAATGTCTCAGTATTCGCCACAGGCAAGGGCGCAAGTTCTTGCCTGGTCTTCGGTGCAAACCCCAACTCGGCCATGAGTTGCTCCTGGCTTTTCTTGGGCTTCTCCAACCTGACAGGTTCGAGTTGTATTGCCGCTTCCAATGCGGGTGCTATCGCGGGCGTGGGTAGTGCATCCCGATACGGGGCCTCGATAACCTCCGTGCCATTCTCGCCATCATACACAGGCGCATGTGTTCCAAACCTGTGATGCCTGGCGTTCAACTCGGCGCGCTTCTTGGTGCGCTCAATCGGGTTGTAGGACTTGTCTTTCCAGTCCGGGCTAAACTCGGACTTATAGAACAGACCAATGCCCTCGGTGACTGGTGCTGGTCCGCACACCTGGATGATCTCAGCGAAACTGATCGCCTGGCCCATCGCTTCCCTGAGTGCCTTTCCCACCTCGAGCAGCCGTTTCTGCCATGCGGTGTAGGCCTGCCCGTCACGCAGATAGCACTTATAACCAATGGCTGCGCCCACGCACTTAGCCAACTCCGGTTCGGTCATCTCGAGGAAGGATACGGTTATCTCCTGACCCACGCCTACCTGTTCCTGGTTCTTACGCCGTAACCCGTTGATCGCCATCGTATGGGCCATCGTGCGCCCTTCCTTGTCCACCAGGGTGTGGACTTCGGAGAGCGGGTCCAGCCCTTCGCAGGCGGCGAACACGGCCCGGCCTATAATCTGATCGTCTGAGAGTTTGCGCCCATTGACAACCAGCTCCCGCAGCAGCGGGATATAAGCTTGCTTCTTCTGCTCGATTACCTCAAGCATGGTGGTGGCTTGCACCACCGTGGTGATACTATTGTCAGACATGTTCACTCCTTCTTTCATGGTTAAGATAACTGTTAATTGTCAAAAACATACTATACTTGTCCACTTTCGCCATCGCTCTTGCAGACGGTGAGTTTGAAACGGATCTCTTTCAGGTAGTCCTTGACGTGCCCGACCTGGCGCACCTGGTTGATGTTCTCCAACTCGTCGATCAGAATATCCAGGATGCGGTCACCTTGCTCCGCCAGGGCGATGCTGTCCATACGCGCCCAATCGGCCTGATTCGGCCAGCGTTTCCGAGGCGTCGTTATTTTGGGACAATGTTAAGCCGCGCAAATTCTCCGAATAGTTTTTGAGCAGCCTCGTTATAGCGACGAGCTGCCTCCTCAGGATCGGAGACATCGCCAAGCACAATTCTTTGATCGTTTATCTTTATTGACGATCTCCATTTATTGTTGGTTTTATTCCAGCATACGCCCTTATAACCCGACTTATTTATGCCGACACTTATCAATCTATTCCTCTGATTCTCCGAATGGGTACAAATTCTAAGATTGCTGCGTTGGTTATTCAAGCCATCGTGATCGATGTGATCGGTTTCCATGTCTGCTGGAGTCTTCATGATTTCACGATGTATGAAAACGCTTTTCATTTTTTTGTCAACCTTGAAGAACCGACGAGCATATCCTGTCTTATTACTTTTATTTATGGAAGGCGCATAAAACCATTTCCACTGATTCAACCATTCATAATCTTCATCATCGACCTGCACAACCATGCCATGAGTAAGTAGGATCTCTTTCATTTATCCACCTGCGCACCCGTATTCATTCCGGTTTCGTCCCCGATTGAGACTTTCACTTGCTCCTGTGCTATGCTGAGCTCATGCAACTTCTCCTCAGCCCTCAATGCAATATTCCACCAGGTTGGATTGGCGCCTTCGGGAAACATGGCATCGAACCAGTCATTGGCTGCTTCCACTCCCAGCTCTCCGATCAACTCATTGACCGCGCCTTGGGCGCGCTTCTTCCAGTACACAGAGTCGGGCTGGAAATCGTTTGGCTCGGCCTGGAGCAGAGGGCGCCAAGTGTAGGCGCCGGTGGCATTGCGTCCTTTGTGGTTTGGGTTTATAATCATGCCGTTCATTCCTTTTTCGCCGTCAAGTTGCACCGCAGCACGCTTGGCGGCGATTTATTTATGCCGCAACCCCTTCGGCCAGCGGGTTGTTAACCTCAACCCGCTGGCTTTCAAAGGAGGAAACCGGCGGTGTCGTCATTACCGCCTCAGACTGGCTAACAGTCTGAGCCAGCAACGACTCTTCCGCCGCCTGGATAATCCACCAGGCGAATATCGCCAACGCGGGCTCGAACCTCGGGTCGATCATACGAGCCTCGCAATCAACACGATCGCCAGGATGATGACAGCCCAAAGCGTCACTGAGATCGGTATCCCAATCAGGCATCCGGGGCACGGGCTGTGGTATTCATCCTGCGTGTTCATGCCGGCTGCTCCGCCACCAGAACCAGGGGTATAAGCTCGGCATCCGGTGGATGAGGGAGCGCCGACACGCTGATTACTTCGTAGTGCTTTAGCAAAATCGACATGCGTAAAGCGTCAGTACGAAGATAAGAAAAGCGTCGTTTCAAATCCTCTGCGTCACTCTTTTTAATTTTGATGGTAGTAAATTCACTATCCATTGCCTTACCTTTTCCTTTCATGTTCGTAATCATCATAATTATGATTACGGGCATATTATAACCCCCTTATACAAATTGTCAAGGGAATTATGATTAAAGTCATAGAGTTTTCGTGTATTATGTCTGCTGTCATGGAAACTATGTTCACTCGTTGGCTTCGGGAACATATGCAAGACGAAGGCTGGAATCAAAGCGAATTAGCGAAGCGCACACGTATCAATCAGGCCGCTATCAGCCGCTTGCTTTCTGGCAGAAATAGTCCATCGGCAGATACCTGTAAAGCTTTAGCGCGGGTCTTTAAAGTCCCCGTTGAGGTAACCTTGCGGGCTGCCAATATTATGCCCGCTGAACTCTTGGCAGACGAATGCTCCCGCGTGTTGTACTATCAGATCATAAACCTACCAGACGAACAAAGGGAATGCGCGATGGAATATATTGCGTTTCTTTACGCAAGGTCAGCAAAAGGAGAGTAAAACCCCAATGGGTAAAAAACATGGTTTAAATTCATTTTTAAGAAAAGCCACGGGTATTACCAAAATAAAAAGAGGTATTGCAAAAACAACCGGAATCCCAACTACCAAAAGCGGAAGAAAACGAAAAGTCGGAAAAACAATCGGAAAACTGTTCGGAATCAAGTAATCTCTACCTTGACCGCCCCTGTCCCCTTCCCACCCTCCACCCGCCTGGTGGCTTATCTGCGCGACAGCGGAGGGGATCGCCAGGATACATCCATCGCGCAGCAAGAACAGGCCATCGGCGCATGGTGCCGCGAGCACGAGTACCTGCTCACACGCGTGTTCCGTGATGTTGCCCGCTCCGGCACCTCCCTGACCGGGCGGGATCAATTCCTGGCCATGGTCAACTACCTCGATGACGGCGCAGCCGAGAAGGGGGTATTACTCTACGAGCTGGCCCGCTTCAGCCGCCAATTTGACGACACACTCTACTATCTGGCCGACCTTCGAAGACGCGGCTACGTGGTGCACTCCATCACCGATCCCGTTCCAGACACCCTCGATGGTCGACTCATCGAAAGCATCACCGCCTGGAAGAATGCAAAATACAGCGACGACCTGCGCCGCCTGGTCAAGCGTGGCCTGAGTTACGTTGTCACCCAGCATCACGCCGCGCTCGGATCTGCGCCTGTAGGATACAAAAGCGTGCCAGTTGAGATCGGCACACGCAGAGATGGAACACCTCACGTGATAGCCCAGCTCGAGCCGGACGAACATACCGCACCCCTTGTGCGCCAGGCCTTCGAGATGCGCGCCACCGGTGCAACCACCAGCGAGATTCATGCCGTCGTGCACTTACACGCCCGCCTGGGTGCATACTACAGGATGTTTCGCAACCCGATCTATATTGGCATGCGGGGGGAAATCAAAGATTTTTGCATTCCACTCGAAGGCCTCTCAATATGGGATGCAGTACAAACGCTGGGTGCAGAACGAGCCGCCAGGTACGGGTATAACCATCCGCGGGCGGTGCGGTCCCGTTTCTTTCTCACCGGCTTACTCAAATGTGGGATGTGTGGATCCCCCATGAATGGGCGGGTGCTCAAGCGCAAGCCTTATCCGGACATACTTTACTACAGGTGCATTGGCTGCATCCGCACAGAGAACCAATGCCACGCCTCGGTGATACCCAAGACTCTGCTCGAGCGACGAGTGGTCCAGGTTGTGCGTGAGCGCATCCTGATTCCCGAAGTGCTCTCGGGCGCATACGCGCGGGCGCAGCGCATTGTAGCGAATGGTGATTCGGACCGCCTGGCTGCCATCCAGCGGGCACAGGACGAACTGGCTACCAATACGCAGGCTGTTGGGCGCATCGTTGCCGCTATTCGTGACATGGGGCATTCTGGGGCGTTGTTGGTGTCACTGGAAGCGCTGGAAACCGAGGGCCGTGAGCTGAGCGAACGCCTGGCGAAATTGGAAGCAGCTGCCCCGCGTGTGCTGCCCGACATGGATATGGCTCAGGTGGCGAGGGCGATCAGCGACAGGCTGGTAAGCGCCCCGCCCGAGGAGCTGGGACAGGTGCTTCGCAGCTTCATCGATTCTATTACCGCAAGCAAGCCTCAAAGGAAAGAACTGGCTGGAAGCATCACTTACAGATTACCAGTGGAGGGGGTATTTGACACGTTTGCTGTGTCTTTGTGATCCGTGTCCAGGGATGGAAAGAATATAAACACATCATGCCTCCAGTGTAGCAAAGTTATCTTAATTCATCGTTATCCATTGCACTCCAACTCTAACAACCATCACACCCGTTCCGCCAGCTACAACCACAGTCCCAATGCCAGCCCCGTCCGCAACACTTTGACCATCTGAACAATAAACTACAGATGCAACAGGGGCAGCTGCTCCGTTCGGCAGAAAAGCGTGTGTATATGTACCAGGCTGAACACCACCGGCAACGTGCATAACACCATCGGCCAACATACTGACTGCGTTGGTATTAACCGCATCGATTCTGAGTTTTGGGGTTCCAAAGTTATCTCTGATCTCAAATGCATTAGGGCCAGCACCAGCGCCAGGAGGCATCATGAAATACATACCGCGACCATTTGTAGTATTAGTAAACCCAAGATCATCATTTGCATCTAATCGAACCTGACATACAGCTGACTTCAGGTCGATTGATCCTGCTCCTATAACTACCAATTGCAACCCAGTTTCATATATTTGTGGTACTCCAGCAGTTGCATAATCCAATTCTGTAATCACTCCACCAGCGGCGACTATTGCGTATTTATTGTTAAATAGTGAATTACCTAAACCAGCGAGTCTAATTCCTGTAAACGTATCTCCAGCCACAGCAATAGATTCTACCCAGTTATTGATTAGGGTGGAATTATCACCAGCAAAATCTATTCCGATGCTTACTCCAGGCAGAAAGCCCTCTATATCATTCCCCATGATGATTATGCCTTGCACAATGTTCGCGCCTGCATCACCTTTTATACCAGTAGTCGATCCGCTAATCCTGTTATAGGAAATTGTAATCCTGTTGGAGGATTGCACATTACCAGTCAATCTGATTCCAATTGTATTCAACGCAAGATGATTGCTATCAACTAATGAAAAATAATTACCAACACTGGCTCCGTCTATATCAATACCAATTGCAAATCCTTCTATCCAGCACCTTTTGACTGTTGCAGTCCATAAACCAGCCAATGCCATGCCAGTAGCCCCAATGGCCCCATCCTTGATAAGTTTTAAGTCTTCGATTTTGCCTGCCCAGACAGAGCCGACAGCCAGACTTATTGCCTCGGTTGCCCCAGTGTATTTCAGAATAGACGCATAACCTAATCCTATAAGACTTGTATCTCCAAGAGATATTCCGGATGTTAGGAATGTACCTGCAGGAACCAAAACGGTCCTGCCTGATCCTGCTGCATTGATCGCCGCCTGAATCCCCGCCGTATCATCTGTTATCCCATCACCTTTTGCACCATAATCCCGCAAATTAAAAAAGGGTTGCCGCTCTTCTTTCCTTTCTAATTCGTTGATGCGCTGTCCATATGTTTCGATCTTTTCCACCAGCCTGCCCAGCAAATCATCCAAACCACGATCCGGCAACATTAACTCACCTCCCGCGTCATGATCGCCACCTGCCACGGGTCGTCTTTCTGTGACGTTTTCCAATTGACGATCACCTGCTCCACTTTGCGCGTCTCTTCCACGCCGTAGACCGCAAGCACCAAGTCTCCGGCCCGGTAAGTTTTGCGCCCGGCGACCGCTATCGGCGAGTAGAACTGGTTGGATGTCTGCAGCACGTCAAAAGTAAGCTCCTGGCTCAAGCGCAGGTCTGCCAGCCGTGCCAGGCCGCGGAATTCCCGCCCGGTGGCCGTAGGTTCATTGCGCGCATCCACGAAAGTTTCCAGGTCATATCCAGCGGCGTAGTCCGGCCCGTTCACGGCGGAAATCTGCCGATCTACGCCCTCCCCCTGCCCGCCGGCAATGGCAGTGGTCGCCTGAGCACCGCGCCGTCGCAAGCGTGGATTGCGCATGGTATCATTTTTCAGGCTAAACAGCACCCGATCGGCGCCGGTGGATTTATCTACGCCCAATTGTCCCGGATGGAAGTTGAACAACCAATCATTGCTGCCCTGCCAGTCCAGGGAAAAATCCCCACCGGCCTGATCGCTTAGCTTCTGCAGAACGCTCAGGAGGTTCAAACCCATCACGGATGCGCTCAGGCTTTCGCCGCCTCCCACATCTGCGGCAACTATAAGATCAATGCCCATTCCGGTAGCAAGGTCGCCATCGCGCTGGCGGCCATTGGCTACTGTTGCGTCTGCGGTGCAGTTATACTGTACCAGCGTTTTCATGATCGTCTCTGCCGGCGCGACATTGAACTCGCTGCGGTTGGCGATCCCGGCATACCACAGCACAGACCGCCAACTCAGGATATGACGCTCGTGGGGCGCATAAAATGTGTAAAACGATAGACCATCGTCATCTGTTTCGAGGTCCCAATGTCGGATGATACCCACGAAGGCGCGGACAAAATTGCCGCTGCTCTCGATACCCAGATCGGTGTTGCGCAGCCAACCTTCAACGATATCGAATTCCTCCATGTCCGCCACGACCGGATTATCTGCGTTGAGAGCGAAGACCAGCGGCTCATCGCCCGATACACTCTCGGTGTAGCGCGCCCAGAGTGGCTCGAGGAAGGCATGCTTCAGGATGCCGGCGCGGTCATAGTGGCGGAGATGAAATTCGTAAGACATGGATCACTCAGGGCCTTCCGCATGCCAGGCAATATATACCGATATATGGTTTGTGCCGTCATTGTCATACCAATCTACGACAAATCCGGTGGTAGAAATAGCGACCTGCACCGTGGCAGAAATTGAACTATCCGAAGCCGCTTGCCCTAAAACCTGTACCAATACGATGGGACTATATGAAAAGGCGGTCGGAAAAGTAATTGCGAGAGAACCCGTGGCTGCCGCACCACCCGTCCATTCCTTTACCCCTCCCTGCATCCTAACGGCGGTCGGAGTATAGGTTGTCGTTCCTGGTACATTCCAGTTATTGGCATGCCCCCCTTGCCTGCGATAGAACTGCGGCACGCGGTTACCGGCTTTGGTGTCATCCACCGCATCATTGCCGATCTTCGCCGTTGTCACAGCCAGGTTATTGATCTTGCCCGTCTCAACCGCCAGGTTGGTGATCTCGTCCGTGTCTACCATTGCCGTTGAGCGGCGGAATGTGCGATCGTCTGTGACCGTGATCACGCCCGCCCCGGTGGTAATCGTGAAGGTGGCCAGGCTGATCTCCCAGGTCGTGCCGAATGCCTGGGTCAGGCCAGGGATAGCCGGGTTGCCATCTGCGCTCATCTTCACCGCCAGACGGGTGCGCGCTTCCAGGCCTGCGCCGCCCGTGCCTGCCCAGTTGGTTTGTAAAACTACCCGCCCGCCGGTGGTTCCCACGGCAGGCGTGGAGACGGCCAACGTTTTGACCGAATCATTAACATACAGGCCATAGCAAATACCTGCGCCCGGGTCCACCGAGAGCGGAGAAGCTATCCCGGTTACCTCCAATTCCCCGATATCCAGACCCTTACACACGCCCTCCACCGCTGGGTTTTGTACTCCAAAAAACAGACTCAAAAACTCACGACTTAGGGCTTCGTTTAATTCTGCTGAACCATCACCCAGCCCTGCAACCGTGCTCCACGGCCACGATTTTTCCATGCTCTTTACTCCTTCCGTGCTTTGCGCGCTACTCTTGCTTTTGCTGCTGCACTCATTTTGGCTCGCGTTTCAGGTGTACGCTTCTGACCCGTATTGGCTTTAACACGCTTGGCAATACTTTTGGCAGTCTGTTTGCAGCCTAATGCGTACTTATTGCCCATCATTGCATCAGACATCTTTTTCCGCGTTGCTAATGTGATTATTCGTTTCTTGCGAGCGGCGCTCATCTTCGCGCGTGTCTCTGCGTTATGTTTGAAACCAAGATGATATCTTTTTCCTATAGCGCAAGCTCTTAATCTTTCTTTCACTTCTGGGGAAGCCATCGCCGCTTTATGGGCTGGAGATGCTTTTATTGCAGCTCCTATTTTGGCAAGATGCTCAGGACTTTTCTGCCTGCCCTTGTGTGAGGCGCTTATCTTGGCACGGCTTAAATCAGTCTGTGACCCACTGTAAGCAGTGCCAGGCGCACCAGCTCTCAGATTATAGCCACCTGGCGAAAGAGTACCGAACTTCAATATAGCAGCTTGCTCGTGATAAGCGGCCACCCCCGCGTCGTCGAAAACCCCCAGGACCTTATAGTCGAATACTTCGATGCCGTACTTTTTTATAGCAACATGGAATATACTACCTGACCAACCATGCCCTCTGGCGTGCTCCATTGCTCGCCGCGCGGGATCATTAGTCACACCAATATAACGCTTGCCATTCAAGCGATTGGTATATTGATATAAAGTAAATACGTTTGGGGTTATAATACTCATTGTCGCAAACTCCTTTGTAGTTTGTCGGCCACGACCCCGACTGTTTACGCAGTGCGGGGTCATCTTATTAGAACAATTGTACCACGTATAAGTGATCATCATGCTCCCAAGTACCTATCGTAATAATTGATGGTTGCCAATGTATCGGATGTGACGCCAGTACCATATATGCGGATGGTATTCGTACCGGTGCAATAGCTTCCATCGGGGAGCCGTTCCCCCGCCGGGGCAATGTGCCAGGTTGCGAAGTCCGAGGCGGTAGTTAAATATTGGTCGGCTGAATTCCCGTTCTGGTCTCGGATAGTCTTGGCATCCCGGCGCGGTGGGTTGGCCAGGTCGATCTCTACCCAATCAGTCGGGGCAACCAGCGATAATCCGCCCCCGGCGCTCAAGTCGATAATCTCCCCGGTGGTCTCATTGGTGAGAATCGGATTGTCGATCGGGCCGAATATTCTGATCACGGGATATTCCGGAGCGCCCAGTCTGCTTCCACCTGCATACAGAAAGCTGACGGCCGCGTTAAGCACATCCGTACCGATCGGCCAGGGAATCGGCCAATCAATTGGCCAGCCGCCTCCCCCTCCACCGTCCCCCTCCAGGCTGAAAAACATTGTATGGTTGACTGGATCATAAAGGCGCGGATCGCTTGCCTTGAATGTCCCGCTGACCTTCTCTACGTGCTCCACCCGGTCGCGCCAAAGCAACTCACCGTCCAGGTTCACATCCACCGCCCGCTGGAGGCCGTCGAAGTCGAAGATGAGCTGCACCGCGTCGTTATCGCGTGGTTGGAAAATGGTCATGATCCGCTCACGGATGGCCAGGTAATCCGCCAGGTCGCTGCCATGAATGGCCCAAAAGAGATCGAGGTAACGCGGGTCAATCATATAGCCAAGATCAGAATCGCCCAATCGTTGAGCGGGTGAGCGCTGGCTGAGACGGCGCGCCGCAGATACGCCCAGATCGTAATCCAACAGGCGGATCTCATCGCCATCATTAAGATTATAAGTTAACCCGGCGACTTTTGCGGTAAGCGTTACCATTAATGCAGCCTCCCCAAACGGTCAAGGTGCCGCGCGGCATTTAATACGCGCAGCGGGTCACGGTTGGTGGTGATATTTGTGTAGGAATTATTATAACTGTCTGAGATCGAGGACTGCGATTCTCCCGTGCCTGCCATCGCCAATGCCGGCATAGTTGCACTCAAACCATTGAAAAGCGGCATCGTCCCGGTGAGCTGATTTATGCTCTTGAGCTGAGCCGCAATCCCACGCAAGCCCATCTCGAAGGGCGTTGGTGAGCCGGGGTTCAACCAATCGGGGAGGCTATCTCCGACTTGTTTGAACCAATCGATAACTTCTTTCACCTTGTCAATTACCCATTGCACTGCTTGGGCAACGGAATCGAATGCGCCACTGATACCATTGAGAATACCTTGTAATGTATCCTTCAGGAACCCGCCAATATCCTCGAAGATAGGCAGCAGGTCTTCCTTGATGAACTTCCAAACAGTTTCCAAAGCTGGTTTCAGCGTTTCTTTCCAGAACGTTGATGCGGTGGATATAGCTTTACCAATCGTATTTAATAGCCATTCGCCCACATCTAAAAATGTAGGCCATAGATAGGTCTTGATAAAGCTCCACAAATCTGTAAGCGCAGGCTGGAGTGTCTCTTTCCAGAAGCCCGCCGCGGTTTTGATGGCAGTCCCGATAGTAGTCAGTAACCATTCACCCACATCGAGAAATATAGGCCACAAATCTTCCTTGATAAACTTCCATACGGCCTCGAGCGCAGGCTTGAGGTGCTCTTCCCAAAATGTCTTAGCTGTAGAAATAGCCTTAGGAATGTTGGTGGCCAGCCAATCCACAACGTCGAGGAAGATCGGGATCAATTTATCCTTGATGAACCCCCATACATCTTGTAAGGCGGGCCATAGAACAGTCGTCCAGAAGTCCGAGAGCTTCTGAATTGCCTTTGGAATGTTTTCTGCTAGCCAACCCACGATATCTATAAATATTGGGATGAGGGGGTCTTTGATGAACGCCCACACCGCGGTGATCGCCGGTTGCAGCGTGTTTGTCCAGAAGTCTGTGAGTTTCTGGATGGCAATCGGGATATTAACCGACAGCCATTCGCGCAGCGCTTCCAGAGCAGGCTTACCCTTGTTATCCCAGAAATCAATCAAGGCCGTCCTGATCCCGCCCCAATCATTCTCCCAGGCATTGCGCAACAGAGCGACGGCGGCTACCACCAATACTACCGTAGCGATGATCGGTGCAAGAGTAGCAATAATTCCCAGGATGGCCGGGACGACCACGGCTGCGATCACGATGCCCAGGGCAACCAGGATGTCATTCCAGGAAACGAAGCTGGTCACGGCCTCCCAAATTGGGGTAAGGAATTCAATCACGGTATCAATAGCATTACGAATAGTGTCGATGATATTGCCAAACCCGATCGCCAGATTAAACGCAGCACCTTCGCCCATGCCGAATGTCTGTGCCAGGTCCAAGATCAGACTTTGCAATGCGAATATCGGATCTCCGCCGCTCGTCAGAATCCCAAAGAACTCACCAAATGCGTCGGCTATTCCCTGAATGGTCGGCATGATTACTGCGATCTTCTCACGTAAGAATTCCACCCCCTTCATAGCCAGGTTGGTTAGTCCTTCTGCTACAGGTTGCAGGATAGGCAGGAGCGCCGTACCTAGTGAAACCAGCGCCCCCTGAGCAGCCATTTTCATATCTTTCAGTGAGCGATTCAATGCAATGGCCCCATCAACTGCATCCTGGCTCATGCTCAACCCCATCGCCTTAGCCTGAGCGTCGAACTTCGCCATTCCCCCGCCTGCTAACGCCCCCAGCATATCCGACATATCCTTGCCCGATTTGCCGAACACATCCATCATAATCTGCGTTTTTTCCAGACCATCAGGCATCCCACCGATCTTGTCGGCCACCTGTTGTAGAATATCGGTCGTCGGCAGTATCTTCCCATTGGCATCCTGGAATGAAATCCCCAGGCCCTTCAGGACTTCGCCGGTGGGTCCTATCGCGCCCGTAGCATCGAACAGGCCGCGCGTCATGATGGCCATCTGGCTTGATAGCTGCTCTACATTACCCCCGATGTGCTGCGCGGCCACGGCCAGCGCAGCGCTCTCCTGGGTAGTCGTGCCCAGCACGTCACTCACGCTGTCCAGCTTCTCAGCCCATGATACCGAGGCGAAAGCAGCGCCGGTGATAGCACCTGTCAGCGCAGTAAGACCCGCGCCAAGGCCGAATATAGCGATCTTGCCAACCTTCTGAATCGAATCGCCTATTTTGCTGGAAAGTTTGGCAATCCCGCTCATAGAATCTTCGACCTTGCCGCGGCCCTGAGCCAAATCTTTATCTAATTGGCCCAATGCGGCTCGGATGATGACAGCGGCTTCGCCAAGAGTTGATGCCCTACCCATAATTCGCCTTTCAACACAAAAAAGCGGCGCATTCGAACCGGTATGACACCGATCCGATCTGCGCCGCTGGGATTTCCCGGCAACTTATTTAGTTATTCCAATCTGCTCAGTCTAATTCTCTGACCGTTATTGATTGCCACATACCGGACGGGCAAACATAGATGAAACCTTCTTCACGTATAATCAGGGTATTATCCGCAGTCACTTCCCAAGATTGAACAGATAGGAAGAATTCAGGAACAGATGGAGCCTGTAGGCCAGCTTTGAATGCCAATAAATCAATACTGAATCTTTTCTCAGGAACTACAGGATTCTTGCTTGATGTTGGTGATGGATTTTTGGTCATCGCAGCACCCACCCAATCCAAAAGAACCTGATCCAGAGAGCTGTGATAGAACCAAATACCATAAGGAACAGCCACCAAAAGAGTATATTTCCGATCAATTCACCGGACTTCGATCTTTGTTTCTTATCCATCGATATCCTTTCTCTTTCTGCGCGGCACGATGCTGCGCTCCATTCTGAGATAATCTTCTAATGCGCCCAGGGCGATGATCAGCGCCTGGCGCAACGACATTAGTAATACATGCAGAGCATCTACTTTATTGTTTGCTGGCTGCATCGGATTTCTTTCTCGCCAACTTGCTTATATCCAGGTTGGCAGTCATATCCCGGAACTCCTTCCGGCGCTTCTCCAGCTCTTGACCCACCAGAGGCCTGGCGGGCTTGGTATTAAGAAGCTGCTTGAGCGATGGCATGCGCTTGGCGCGGGTCAAGGCCGCGGTCTGCCAGGCCAAAACCAGATCCCGCTTTTGCTGGATTTCCTCGCGCCAGATAGACGCATCGATCATCATAAACGTTTCCTGCGGGGTCAGGTCCCAAAACTCCAGGACATTTATCCCCGCCCGCAAAGCCTGTACCCGGAGCCGTTCCAAATCGAACGGCTCCGGGTTCAGTTTGGGTCTTCGCCCTTATCGCCCGGCTCGGCCTGGCTGGTATAGCCAATCACCGCTGCGACCGCTTCCATCACGGGCACAATCGCCCCGGTGAAGCCAATCTCATCGATGATTGCTATGGCATCCTCATTCGATATCGGCTTGCCACTTTTACGCGCATCCTGACGGGCGGCTTCCATCCCGGCCCGTAAGAGTGCAACCAAGTCAACGATACCCGAACCGCCATCCACCAACCCGTTTAGGATACCGATGATCCCCTTGTTGAGCTGCTTTTCGGCACTCATCAAGGCGCGATTGGTAAACAGAATGGGAACTTCGCGGCCGTTTACGTCAATGACGCCCTCACCGCGGGCGCTCATTAACTACCCACCGGCTGCCAGAAGTCATCGATGGTCAGCGATATTGAGATTACCGCTTCGCCCTGGTCAGGGAATGACTCCGAGATCGTGTCGATCTTGGCGTCCACGGTCTCGATCGCCACGCCATATTCCTCGCGGGCGATCAGGATCATATCACCATTGCGGTTGGCGTCTCTGAGCGCCAGGTAGGCCGCATCCGTGGGTACGTAGAGCGCATCCAGGGAGACTGTACCCGAATAGCGACCGGGCAGCACGCGCTGGGCGCGGCTACCCTTGCTGGATACGTCGATGGTGGCAGTCGCTTCATCGAGCGTTGCGTCGCGTTGGCTGCCCACCGCCTCGTAGACCGGCGTGCCGGGGGTGCCTGTGTTGCAGAGCAGTAAAAGATCAGTACCATTCATAGCCATGAGATCAAACCTCCTGAGCCGTAAGGCTCAACGATATAATTCTGGCATAAGAGCCAGGTTCATCTGCGACGATAGGCCCGCCGCAGTCCGATATAACCCATTGATAGCCGTCGATAACCAACGCCTGGCGGTGCAAAAGCGCCCGCACGCGCTCGGCAATGGTCTCGATCAATACCGCGCTGCCATCTGCGTCCGCGTAGCAGCGCACGTCACGAATGAGCGACCGTCCTCGGGAGAGTTTGGTGTCGAAGGGCGATTGGGAAATTTCGCCACTTGAAACGATGTAGGGCAGCGCCGCGTCGCCCGGAGTGGGATCGATAGTGAAAATCGCCGGTGCGTTCTTGTAAATCGATAGCATGCCAGTCAAGATGAGGTCGCCTGCCAATCTATCAAAAATCGCTTGACTTAATATGCTCATACTGCTATACTCACTCTATCTAGGGAATGAAGGCGATTTTTATTTGCCGTCAAAGAGCCGGGGTTCTGCGCGAATCGCCCATTCCCTAGATAAGGATAGGCAAAGCGTAGGGCCTCGGCTCTTTGACCGCAATGGAAAGGATTGCAAAAATGGCTAAGGTTACAATCACACTTGAAACGGATGATCCTATTCATCGGAAGATAATATGCAATATTTGGGATCTTTTGACCGCACCAAATAACAATGAATTTGGATTCTCGAATGCCTTGTTTATTGATGGGGATGATATTGTAGCTGGTGTAATTTTCATTATACAGGAGTTGTTGAATGGACTTATACGGCAACCATCCAGTGATACCCATCGAGCTTTTTATGAATGGCGTGATGGTGAAGTGGAAATCACCGAACCCATACATGTTGCCTTTCTGGACGATCTCGTTAAAACCAAAATGATTTATTTTGGAAATTAATTTCATTATTATTTGCCTGACAATAATGCAACAATCCGGCTTGCATTCATAAATACACTCGGCCTCAGAAATGGATGCGCCGGCGCGGTTCTCGAACCAAACTCGATAAAAAAGCCATGATGCCGCCCTGATCCCGAAGCCCGCACGCCGACTTTGATAATCACTTCTTTGGGCTTTGTCTCGACCTCATACGTCAGAAGGCGCGCCACTACTTGCGAGCGGTATTTCGCGCCCCATTTTGGATCATTGATGGCCAGCAGACGACGGCGCGCGTCCTCTTCGCAAAATTTACCAACGACTTCACCGTTAGCTGTCAGGTCGGTGAGTAATTGCTTGCGGAATTGATCCGGCTTCCAATCCAAGATATAGCCTGCACTCATATACATATCCTTGACATATACACATCCTTATGATAATATTGCCACATGGAAAAACATAGGCTTAACCTACTTCTCCCTTTTGAAATCTGGCAGCGCCTCAAGGCACTTGCAGAGAAAAACAGGCGACCGGTGACACAGGAAATCATCCTGGCGATCTTGGAACGTCTGACTCGCGAAGAAGCATGACCTACGAACAGTACATTGCTTCGTCTTCCTGGGCTGCAAAGCGCCGGGAACGTCTTGCCATTGACGGCTACCACTGCCGTTTGTGTGATGAAGATGGAACGCGCTATCAGTTGGAGGTGCATCATCGCCCATCGAGTTACGTGAAAATTCCGAATGAATCCGTTACAGATGATCTTGTGACCATCTGCGTCCGCTGCCACGATCTGATCACGAGTGCAATTCGTGAAGACAGGTACGGCAAGCGGGAATTGCAACCAACCGTTATTGAAACCAGTATACAAATAAGACAGGAGATTAAACATGGCTTGGCAAACTCTGAAATACAAGTTGACTTCTTCGGCCCCGCTGATTATGCACAACGGGCAAACGGCAGACCCGCTCAACAAATGGGCGAAATTGCTCAAAGCGACCTCTTCCAAGAGAACGAAGACCGAAGCCGATCATGAAGAAATGGCGCGGCTGGAATTTATGGCTGGATTGTATCTTGATAAAGACGGCCCGATCCTGCCCGCCAATGTGCTTGATTCTGTGATCGTAAACGGCGCTAAAAAGTCCAAAGAAGGCACGATGGCAAAATCGGGATGCTTCTGCTTGGAACATGCGAGACTGGAATATGATGGCCCGCGCACAGCTAATGAATTGTTTGCCGATGACAATTTTCGCTTTAGTGCCTTGGTGCGGATTGGCATGGCTCGTGTTTCCCGTATGCGCCCGATCTTCAAAGAATGGTCTACCATGATTACGCTTCACATGGAAGATACCCTGGTAAATCCCTCGCAAGTTGATAAATGGTTGAATGATGCTGGTACGCAAGTCGGCATTTGCGACTGGCGTCCCCAATATGGCCGTTTTACAGCCGAAAGGCTGAACGGGAAATAGGGTCTGGCAAGGCTGGGCACGGCCAGGCAAGGCTATGCGGGGCTTGGCTGGGCGTGGCCGGGAAAGGCTTGGCTTGGCGTGGCATGGCTTGGCAAGGATGCAATCATCCATCACGGCAAGGCGCGGCGAGGTATGGCGTGGCGGGGCGATGCTTGGTGTGGCGAGGTACGGCGAGGTGCGGTCGGGCAAGGCAAGGATTTTCTTCAGGAGAATAAACATGAAAACTTTCAAGAGATTATTCCTATCGTTGACGATCCATGATAACCGGATCGAAGTCGTGGAGGGGATGATCCCCTTTCGCAAGCGGCAGACGATCCCTTTCAGAAACATCGCAAATATCGAGGTAGGCAAGTTCACCAAGTTATTGATCATAAGCACGAATGATGGAAAGAAACATAAATTTTCCATTGGCGGTTTCGGCAAAGCGCAAGCCGCACGGGAAGCGATAGTCGAGAAGCTGTAAACAAGGCGAGGCTGGGCCAGGTTCGGTAAGGTTCGGCTTGGTCTGGTATGGCAAGGTTCGGCAGGGCGGGGTAGGACGCGGCTCGGTTCGGCGTGGCGAGGCATGGTATGGTGCGGCGCGGCCAGGTCAGGCGAGGCCAGATCGGGTAAGGCATGGCAAGGCATGGTTTTCATTTTAGCTTCCATCATCCTCCGATACTTCTCTTTGTATTTCTAATGCATCAAATTCCCAATGCTCATCCGATGTAGATGGATTGCGTCGAGCTTGAATTTTTACCGTTAGATCATCTAATGTAACCTGATCGCCGCGTTCAATATCCACATTGGCTACCGTATAAAGCACATGTGTGATGCTTCTTAATTCCTGCATGGCTTGAATTATCTCAGCAGACGACGCGGGGCGTAATCTTCCAGTAATCGAGGCAAGCGATTGATAAGAAATCTGCCAACCGCCCTGACTATCCGGTGTCCGCGCGCGGCGCTCCACTGCGAAAATATTATTGAGTAAGCTGGTAAAGACGCTCATATTCGATACGCGTTCAAGATATCTTTTTCACTGAGTAGCAGCAACCGCGCCGCGCTTGCGCCCAACACGCCCTCACTCGTGCCGCCTCCGGCCTCGCTTTGGAAACTGACACTGAAATCGCCTAAAGATTTTGAAGCGATTCCCGGAATGCCTGCGCTGTCTGCTGCCTTTAGCCCGGCTTGATAGGCGCGGCTTGCGGCGCGTACACAAACAGCCATGATATCATCTGGAATTATGGTGTAGCCGTGCGAATAGGTGATCGTGACGATCTGGATACCGGCTGTCCACGTGGTAGCAATACGATGCAGGATGCCGTGCTGTCCCAATTTGTAATCGTCGTCAATGATCAGGGTCTCGCCGTCCTCCACCACACTGGAAACGGAAAGTACCGGCAGCTCGGGCAGGAACAGGCGCACACCGCCAGATGAATCCAGGGTGATCGTTTCGCCGGTCACGCGCTCCAAGAACTGGCGGCAATAATTGCGGATAGCGGCGGTCGCGTCCCGCAAAGCCATCTCTGCCGAGGCGATCTGGGCCGGTGTGGTGATCGAAAGCTGCAAAAAGGCCTCGATGTCAGCGACGGCGGCGAAATCAGCCATTTCGCCAGGCCTCGATAGCCTGCGTGGTCTTGGTAGACAGATAATTCAGCACACCCGCGGCTTTAAGTTGCTCAAATGTGGTGATGCCGTGCGAGATCAGCGCCCGTGCCGTGGCTGGGCCCACGCCCGCGATGGTGGTGAAATCATCGGCAGGTGGCTTTTCTTCCGGCTGCGCTTCCGGTTTTTCTTCCGGCGCAGCCTTATTCTGCCCAGGCACGCGCATCTTATTGGGCGCTTGCGGCTTGGCTTTCAGTAATCCCTGGGCGATGGCGTCGGCTTCGTACATTTTCACGAACCGACCTTTGCCTAGATCGATATTTACCAATTTCCCTTTATTCATTCGTGCCTCCTGTGTAATAAGCTTCCATTCTTTGCTATCGATGATCATACGGCCTTGACTTTGCGCCTGGCCATTCCGCTCATGCGCTCGAAATATGCCCGCACCTTCGCTTCATCGCCCTCGTGGCAGCGCACAAAACGACCAGGGGCGAGCTCGACCCGCACTAATGGACGGGCGGGGATGTTAGATGGACCTGTATGCCTCGGAGTGTAGCCATGGCCCTTGAATTTGCGCGCCGCTCTGGATGCAAAACGATGGTATAGCATGTAAGCGCCCACTGGCCCGCGACAGTTCCAGGTGAATGGAACATTCAGGAACAGCACATCTGAGCGCAATAGAGCACGCAATAATGCTACCTGTTCATCCCAGCCTTTATATTTCAGCCATTCTTCTGACCATAAATCGAATAATCGGGAGGTGGCCTCATTCTTGCGCCAGAAGATCATCCCTGAGTTATGGTATAGGATATGCGCGGTCTTGAGCCAGGTCGCGGTTTTGTCTGCCTCGTGATGATTGCTGGGAAATGTAGTCCCCAGGGATCGCGTTTCTGCTTCAGCGATGACCAAATCCCATTTATCCAGCAGGTTGAAGCCAATCGCGGGCGAGACTTTGAACTCGGTCTCGGCATCCACATACAATGTATGCTCGAATGGACTGATCCCAGCCAGGAGCGGTTTGATGCGTCCGGCCATGAAACCAAACATAGATTGGCTGGCAAACGGGTCTACGTTGCATAGGTGAGTGGATACCCGCGGCTTGTTGGCGAAATGCTGTACCGCGGTCTTATCGCCAACCACCATCACGGGCAGTTCCGCCGCATGTTTCCACAGCGAGCGCATGCTGGCCTCAGCCTCTCGGGTAGCTGGGTCGCCCCAGCACATGTAAATTACGCCCCGGTCTGTCATTGGCTTTCCTTTCCGGGCGCAGCGCTGGTATGCGGGAATGGTTCCCTTAGCGCCGGCAGCCCCAGCGCTGGGCATAACTTCTCGTATCCATCCCCGGCAATGATATCCATCTCTACCAACTTCCAGGGCCGGGCGGCGAAATAATCCCGGATACGCTGGTTGTGCTCACGGTAAACGCGCCGGAAGATGGCCTCATCGTATTCTGCGGTTCCATACACATTGCGTCGGTTCCGGGCATTCTCATCTGTGGGTATGCGCCTTTCCCAATGGCCCCGACAAGATTCGAGCCAACTCTCTTCTTCGCGAGTGGTCAGCACAAAGATGGCGCCAGGGTAACGCCGATCAAGGGCTTCCATGCAGGCAAGTACTGGCGTATCGGTCAGGGCGTCGTATTTTTTAGCCAATTCCATCACCTTATGCGGGCTTGGATAGTGCAAGGCTTCGTATCCCAAGCGTTCCAAGGCTATATTGAGCGAGTTGGTGCCGGTCCGAGATAGCCCAATCCCAAATACCTTGGTCGGCCGCGGGGCAGTTAGCATCCACAGACCACGCGGGTCTTTGGTTTTCTTTGGAGGGCTGAGCACGGTTATGGTCTGGTAATACTTCTGCGCCGGGGCGTAGCGTTCCCGCCCGGCGTCATGCAGCACGACCGCGCCGCCATGCACCAGCAGATCCCGCCCAATATTCAGGCAGCGCACCCGGTGGCGACCATCCACGATGATCAGATCGAACATACCCACCTTCTCGGGGGTAAGCTCATAGTATGCGGGGTAATCCAGTTGCAGTAGGGTTACATTGGGCATCGTCTTGCCTTTTAGCGCCATTGCATAGAGCGGGTTGTGCTCTATCGACAGCCAATCGATGGAAGGGAACATCCGAGGCCAGTACAGAGTCGATCCACCCGATCCCCATTCCAGCACTCGCCGAGGGCGGCGCTCGTTCAGCACCCGCCGCAAGGCAGTAATCTCCGGTACGTCCATCATAGGATGAGGTTGTAAACGGATCGTCATCAGCGCACTCTCTGGAATGCAATCGTATAATCTCGTTGGCCGATGTACCTCCAAGTCACGCTCTTCCCGTCGCGGGCGGCACTCCACCAATCTACTACCGCCAGGCAAACGCCAGTAATAGATGGGTAAAACATGTCATGGAGGGCTACGATGCCACCGATCTTGATGCGGGGTGTCCAATTAGCTAGGTCGCGGCTTACCTGCTCTCGGGTATGGTTCGCATCGATGAAAAGCAGCGAGATTGTCAGCTCATTCGAGTAGATTTCCGCGGCTGCATCGGTGGTCATTGCCAGCAAATCAGGCGGTGTCAACCCGATACCTTTGAGGTTGGCTCGCCATTGTTCTGGCGTTGCGCGTTTTCGCTGGCTCGGCATGGTAGTAAAAGCGTCTACACTGGTTAATTCTGCACCCCAAACCGCTGCCGCCTGCAATAAGATCGCGGTTGTCCGACCCATCCAGCATCCCAACTCAACCAGATTGCCACGCCGCCGCGCCAATCGGTAGAGGAAAGCGGCCTCGCCACGACGGTACAATCCCGGGATCTGATTGGCAATCGTCAATACTTGCTTGATTTCCGCGGCAGGTATGATCATAATGGCGCTCCTTCACGGCGAGCGGCGCGGTGCTTGTGAAAAATAAACTTTGCTTCGGATTGGCGGTGCGTATTCCAGGGCGCCCTCATCGGGGCGATCCGCACGGGGCAGCGATGGATAGCGCGCAGGAGAGCCATCTGGTCATGGATGCCCCAACGCTGCCATTCCTCGTACCAGGCATCCATTAGCGCGGCTACGCGCGCGTTGCGTCGAAAAAAGATAACACCACTATTAAAATACATGTGTTGGGCAATGCCTATTTGTTTGATAGTCGCAACTACCTCATCCTTATTGTGAGGCTTCCAGTGATCATCGGCAAAATTGCGGGTTATGTCCTGACCCAGCACCAGGTCTACATATTTCAACAGCTCGAAACCGGCTGCAGGATTGGCAAGCATCTCGGTGTCGGCGTCCAGAAATAGGGTCTGTTTGAACGGGGATAGTCGGTACATCTGAGTTTTCTGCGTGCGCGCGCCCTTATCAGCTTCAGGATGGTAGATTTGATGATCGGCAGCCATAAGCGGAGTGTTGCTCACTACAGCCACGGGCAGGCCATGGGCTTTCACGCGCACGGTTTGGATGCTGCCGCGCGCCTGCTCGCGGGCATTGTCTCCATAAGCCACATACAACACGCCCTTATCTGCGATGATTGCGGATTGCTCGAGCATTGATTTCCTTGGGTGAGGGGTGGAGAGACCACCCCTCACGATAAGTTGGATATATTGGATGGTTACGCCAGCAGCACTTGAATAAATGCCTGGGGTCTGATGAGACCAAACGCAGCTCGCATTTCTGCTAGGATGGCGATCATGTTACGGATAAACCAATCCTCGTGGCTATCCGTGGCGCTGATCGTTGCCTGCTCACGGTCCCACAACACAGCTTTGCGCCAGTTGGCGAGCCATGCCGTGCCCACCCCGACGTGGAACGACTGTACCACCGGAACACCCCACAGGGTATTCGGCCCGGACGTGAAAGGACTGCCACGCAAGAACTGCCCGGTGAGATCACGGAGCAGATCGATGGCTTCCCAATCGGTCGGGTGGAACATAAAGGCGGTGGGGATCGATCGTCCAATCACCAGCAGAGTGGTGAGCGCCTGGCGTGCCGTGACCAGAGCATCGGTATTGAACACCTGAAGTAGCGTGCCCGGCTGCTGGATCAGGCCGGTGAAGTTCTCGCCCACGCCGTTGCCGGTGAGTAGCTGGGTTTCCAGCTCATCCACCAGGTCATCACGTAACTCCTGATCGATCAGGCCGCGCAGCTGCCCCACATCCGCCAGTGCGCGCTTGGTTGCGCCTACATAGACGGCGATGGTTTTTACCGTTTCATGCACGACCTCCCAATGGACTTCGCCCTGCGGCTTCGTGCCGGGGATCTCGCCAGGATAGCCGATGACATATTTGACGTTCGACTCGGGAGTCGGGGCGGCTTCGGTGACTTGCTTGGTCTGGCGCACATACTCCACCGTATCGCTGGTGGTGGTGCGCACGTTGATCAAGTCGCGCATCGTTACCGGGTAGCGCCCGATCGGCTCGTAGATCCCGGTGATATCCGTATTCACAAACGCTCCAGCGCTGTTATCCGCCAGGCCGGTGATCAGTTCTTTCTGGCGAAAGAGGCCAAAATCTTTCACCATCACGGATGGTGAAGAAAGGCCCTTGCGGCCCGGCGGGATGATTCCGCCTGGGGCGACTTGCTTCATCCATGCCTGCCATGCCGGGTCTTCGATGAAGCGCTGGCCCAAGGTCTTGCCCTTGCGGGCTTGGCCAGGTTCCCCGGATGCCCCAACGGCTTCCAGATCGGCACCCAGATCGATGATCTGCTTGCGCATGGCTTCATCGCTTTGCAGCTTTTGGATATCGGTCTTGGTCTTGCGGGCCTCTTCCATCAGCCCGGCGACTTTGGTACGCTCGTCCTCGGAGAAGTCGCGGGTTTCCTTATCGACCAGATCGCATAGGCCGCGGGCTTCGGTGAGGTATTTCTTTAGCTGTTCTTGCAGCTCTTTCAGTGTCTTCATGTTAATCCTCCAATTCAATTAGTTCGATTCTTGTTTTGATTACCTCGCTCGACTTACCCGCAGGGGCCTGGTCTTCGGGTTGATTTATACGAGACGACGCTGATGCCGGCTCGAAATTACCATCATGATCTTTACAATGCGAGCGGGCTGCGGCTGCTTCCCAGGTTTCCTTGGGATAGCGGTAAGCCTGCTCGCTCATGGTATCTTCATCTTTCAGCTTACCCATGATGACGGAATATCGTTTACCCTCGTGCTCGCGCGTGATGCGCCGGAAGCTATCAGCCTGGAAAGCTGAAGGCGGACGAAGCCGGCATGAATGTTCATTTGGGAATGGTTTTGCACCCTTGATATCAATAGTTTCCGTTCCAATTCCTGCACCAAGCATGACAGGTGAAACTTCATGTACCGTCAAACTAGTGAGAAATTGGACATCATGATCTTCAAATTGGCCCGTTTCGGCCTCATTCACATCATAACCATATGACCATTCCTGAAGATCGCCCAGGTTTTTGACCGTTTGATAGGTCTCTTTCCCTGCTAGGGTATCCAAGAAGAATTGTCCATCCACCCAAGCAACTTTATCATCCTGATGGATTACACCACGCCCAACTGGCAAATCCTGCCAGCGATGCCCCCAATAGGAAATGCGTATGGCCTCTCCATCCTTGAATGCACCTGGGATTGTGACATCTCCATCATGATCAATCACATTGAAACGAGAAAAGATTGCCCTAAACTCGCCGGGTTGTCCATCCGCCTTTAATTCAAGTGGTGAAGAGAAAGTTTTAGTTTTCACAGTCTTATTCCTTCTTTCTGGCGGCCCAATATCTTTTTCGGGCTTCAGACATTTTTGTTATTGTTTCGGGTGAATGTTTTTTCCCAATTCTAGAATCACCGTTGGTTTCTTTTGCCTTAGTCCAATATAATTTTTCAGCCTTGGCAATTCTTGCACGAGTAATCTCAGAATATTTTTGTCCTAATTTACTTTTGTTTCCGATCTTTGATTTGCGACAATGTTCTCGGAAATCTTTTGTTGCACCAATTTTGCGGAGGCCTTCGATCCTATTTTTCCGAATTCCGGTATCAGCCCATGTCTTTCTATTGGTTTCGGTTATAGCCATTCGCCTAGTAGAACTTAATGGGCCTCCGAAAATGGTAAAAGGTGCACCAGAAGTGAGGTTATATCCTTCAGGTGCAAGAGTATTGAATGCTTTTATAGCAGTCTGTTCGTGATAAGCTGCTGCAGCCACATCATCAAATAAGGCTAGTATTGTCAAATTGAAAGATTCAACACCATATTTTCGAACTGCTTTATTAAATAATCTAGCACCACTACTGCCTTTGGCATGCTGCCGAAATCTCTTTTGGGGGGAACATGTAACCCCAATATAACGCTTATCATTCAGTCGATTGGTGTATTGATATAATGTAAATATCATCTTTCACCTCATAGAAAATCCACTGAACACTGACAATTCGCGTTATCTTCTGCGCTGCCACTCGGATCGCCTGGCCAGCGCAGACCATTAGAAAATAGATCCCGGATGCCAACTGTCTCGCCATTCATGGCCGCATGGCTTTCACGCGGGTTCTGGCTGTTTGTTCGCCAGCGCTTACTGCGCAGATTACTGGCATTGGCAGCCTCAGTAGAGCCGAAATTGCTGGCCGTCGTTACTGCGCCGATGGCCTCACGCACCGCCCAGACTGTCACGGCGATTGTAAACACGCCCTTCACCGCATCCAATGCGTCCGGTTCACGTAAAGCGCCGGAGACGGCATCGCGGGTCTGAGTGTTGAAATTCACGGCCTGGCGGCGGCTATGTTCAGAGAGCCAGGGCAGCATGCGATCGTGAAAAGCTTGCGTGTCCTCAATGTCTGTATTGGTCTGCTCGATCATATAATCTGCCCAAGCCGTTGCCGTCAGGTTGTTCAATCGCAGCAGGTCAGCGGTCAGCTCGTCATTCCAACGATCGTCGTCCCACCACACCCCGCCGATATCTGTTTTATTGTTACCGGATATCGACTTAGGTACACGGCTGGTAATGGCGGCTTCCTGGCGGCGGTAATGGTGGGCCAATACCTCGACCCATTTCTGTTGATGGCGCTCGCGCAATGCGGCATGCTCAGAAGAATAACTTTTCGCCTGCAGGCTTTTGGGCGGCGGTGCACTGTCCTGCGGCGAGGCCTGGCCACCGACCAGAACATTGAGGGGAGTCACCAGATTATCGGCATCCCCGGATAGGGACGGCAGGTTCATGCGGGCGCGGGCCTCATTGGCCGTCATCCAGGGACGCCCGACCGCAGCTTGAAGCGAGGTGGTCTGTTCCTCGAACGAGCCGCGCAGCTTCTCGGCGATGTTGAACTCCACGTACACACCGGCCGTGTCGGTAAATTCGGGCAATAATTGCAGCTCGATGTCTTCCTGGATCATCTCGCACCAGGGGCCGAGTGAATCCTGATACAGGTTTTTATGCTGCTCTGAAATGTTGGAAAATGTTGCGTTGTCGAGGATGCCCACCATCGGGAGCGGGATGTGATAGGCACGTGCGCATTCCTCACGAGTCAATTTGCGTCCGGCCAGGTACTCACTCTCTTGGGCATTGAAGCTGGTGTCCTGCCACTCCATGCCTTCCTCGAGTACGACCGTCTTGCCTGAGTTCTTGGCGCCCGAATGCAGCTCTTCGAAGTCTGCCAAGAACCTTTCACGGGCTGTGTCGCTCCACTCCGGCGCAGTTGTCGGGCGCTTGATAACGCCCTCCCGCCGTGCGGCGTTCTGCCAGAAATGCTCCCGATATTCGCCTGCTTCGTATTCCTCAGCCAGCACACGCCGTAATGTTTCCAGGGGAGACAGGCCCCTCAGCGCGTTTTCTGGGTTATAGCCGCGCATATGTACCAGGTCGTTGGGGACCAATGATATGGGCGTTCCACCCAAGTTAAGTTCATAACCTTTGGGTACCAGGCTGCCCAGAACGGTGACGTAAATGGGCGGGATGCGCAGCAAGCCAGTAAGCGCCCCATCCTGGCGGAGTTTGAGCCAATAGGCATCGAAGTAGATTCCCAGATCGCTCATCAAGGCTTCCATCAGACGATAGCGGGTTATCTTACTCGCTGCCTGCGACGGATTAGAGAGTAGCACAGCCAGGGGATGATCGGTCAGACGTTGCCGATCAGTATCCGAGACACGCCGGAACACATGCAAGCCGAGCTGGGCAATGTTGCGGGCAAGGAAATCCACGCACGTTCTAATGTTGGGCTGCGTGCGGTAGAGAGTCGCGTAATCATGGGTAAATGTGTCATACAGCGACACGCCATAGCGCAGAACACCAGGCTGCCAGGCCGGGTATAGGCTTGTAATCGTTCCGAGTGACTGAATTGTAGACATTACCCTACCACCTGGATAAAATCAATTTCGGATAGGCTCACAACAACCTCCCCATCGACCACATGCCGGGCGGCCTTGCCCATATCCTGGAGCATCTCCGCATTGCGCAGTATCATGAATGCGCCCACCACTTTCCAAACCACACCACGAAATGACGAACCAGATTTCAGGTTCACGATCCCGGTCTTGAGCTCGGGATAAGGCCGAAAGCGATCCAAGAAGCTAGGCATAAACCAATCCTCTACTTTCATACACACTCTCGCGCCTGACGCCCACGCCAGCCGCCAGTGCATCGCCACGTGCTTCCCAACTCAAGATCGCCGCCATAGCTGCATCTATCTTATGGGGACTATCAGAACGTTCCTTATAAATAGTGAATAATTGTTTTCCCTCTTCGTCGCGCAGCTTCAATATTCGCCTAACCGCGTTACCGATGTGCCGGGCCAGGTGCGGGTTGCCATCGTGCAGCAGATCGCCAGATGTGATCGCCGTGTCAAATGCCTTGATGGCGTATGCCATTTGTTTAGGGCGGTTAGTCCACCACTCCACCACGCGCTTATCGCCGTACTTCCCTGCCCATTCAGATACGATGCTTTCCCAATAAGGAGGATCGCAGTACATGCGCCATACATCCCAACGCTCGAAGACTTCCGCCACTACTTCATTCACCACATCCGCCGGTACTTCCCATTCCTCAATATTCTCCGGCTTCTCCCACAGTCCCAAGAGCATCTCAAAACCTGTGGCGATCTCGGTGCCCACCAGGGCAGTGGCGTCATGCCAGCGCGCCCCATCGAAACCCAGGGTGATCATGGCGCCATCCGCGGGCAGGTAATCAGGGTCCGCCAGAGCATCCCAGCGTTTCACATCAAAGGCTCGTTCGCTGGCACGTACAAGTTGGTTGAGCCATACCCGGCGCAGATAAGCGAGGTCCGATGTCGGGTCACGGAATTGCTCGCAGATCCCATCGATATCCGACCATTCCGCCACGGGTCCCGAGGCCTCAATAACCGCCGCGCGAATATCCTCGGGAGTAGATAGATCGTGATCCTCACTCGCCTGGCGGTGGAAGAAAAATAAGCGACTGTCCTGGATGGCACCCCCCGCCACCTGTCTCGCATAGTCCATCGTATCTTCGGCCACCGAATTCTCACCCGGAGCAGGTGCGGTTGTGATCTCTAACGACCAGGCGTCGGATTTGCGCCGCTTGGGAATATTGGCCAGCATAGTCCGATGGGCCATCTTCTGGCGCGGCATATTCAGCCGGTGGGTTTCGTCAAACACCTGGAAGGTTGTGCGCGCGCCATCGCGGGCATCCGGCGCGGTGGCCAGACTGATCGCTTTGCCATCCCCACCAATGCGCATGATGCGGGTCAGGCCGATGTCGAAATCTTCCGCGAGCTGGCTGTATGTCAGGATGATTCTAAGAGCACCATAGGCCAGCTCATCTGATTGTTCTTCGGTGTAGGCTACCAGGGGAATGTAAGGATCGATTATTCCTACCCCGACTGGGTTGCCATCTGCATCAAAGCCATCGCAGCGCACCGGGCCATCCGGGTGCAACTCCACGGCTGCAATGAGGGCAGCCAGCTCGGTCTTGGCACTGCCTTTACGCAGGCTGAGGGCGCAGCGCTTGAAGCGGCGACGCCCAGCCTGGGGATGGTCCTTGGGATAGACTTCATACATCCGATAAATGAGCGCCCGCTTTTCGGCATCCAATACCATCGGCAATCCGCGCAAATCTCCAGGCCCATGAACGAGGTAACTCTCGATGAAATCGCAAACCTGCGGCCCCAGGGTTGGGTAGGCATTGGTATCACGCGGGATCATAAGCACGCTCATTGAAGCACCTCACGCGGGTCTGCGTTATCGAGGATGAGGCCACGCTTCGAGCGTTTGTGTTCGTGTATGTCTTTGGCCTCCTCTGCTTGGACCACCGACCATTCCAACCGACGCCGGCTGAGCGGGGTCAAGCCAAATTCACGCTCGAGCAAACGGATTTCTTTCGCTACATCCAGTTTTCCATCCCACCAAAAGCTATTCACCAGCGTGATCAGGCGAAATAGGGCGGGCACATCCCCGCGCACGAACTCGAAGTGCATGGGCGAGGCCCACACATCTCGCCACCACTGGTGCGCCATGTTATGCCAACCCCTCGCATCCATGTGCTTGGGAAGCCGCGGAGCCTTTACAATGGGTGCGATTTCCGCCGGAAGCAGAGCGCGTGAAGCCGATTTATTTCTACGCTGCCTGATTTTCGGGTCTTTTGGCATTGGTCCTGTCATGTTTTTAGGCTCTCAAGTGGCACGGGGGCTGATCGCCCAAACCGTACACACATTAAATTGAT